GGCGGCGGGCCCGTAGGACTGCACCGCGATGGTGGCGCTATAGATGCCGTCCTCATAGCCGGAGCCGGTCTTTTCCAGGACACAAAAATTGTCGGAGGGGTTCTCCGGCACGGACATAAAGCAGGGGAAACCGTTTTCCCGCAGGTAATTCAGGATGATTTCTTCGATCATTTCTTTCGCTGGTAGCTCCTCACGGTGATTACTCTGCCGTCTTTCAGGTGGCGCTTATGCTCATGTACCACGGTGCCGCTGCGGCTCGAAGAGACAGCTTTCAGCAGGGTGTTGTTGGCAGAGTTATCATTGTAGGCCTTCTGAGAAACAGTCTCCACCACAGCGACTGCACGGGTCTGGGCCACATAGGCCTCATACCCGTCGCCGCAGCGGTTCTTCACGGTGTCCGCACGGGCTTTGAGCACGGCCTGCATTTCCGGAGAACGCATCAGAGCACGAACGCCGGCGCTGTTCAGTTCCACGCGCAGCTTACTCAATCCGTTCCACCTGCACTTTCTTGTTCCAGGCCAGAGGCACAAGCGCCTCGATGTACTGGGAGGCACCGCCGTACACTCGCCATTTCTGGCCAAAAAATTCCACGGTGCAGCCCTCCCAGCGGTGAGCGTCGCCTTTCGGGATGCACAGCTCGTAGGCCACCCGGCGGCCCGTAAGCTGCAGGTCGGTGACCACGGCGGCATTGTCCACCGGCGTGATGAGCACATTTTCCACCGTGACCGGTGTTTCGGTGTAAACCGGAGCGTGAAAAGCATCCTCGCCGGTCTGGGTGCGCTCATAGAGGATGACGGGGATGCCCTTAATCAGAGCCATAGGGTTCGATCACTCCCATCCGCTGACGGCGCAGGCCCAGCCGGGCCAGCTCCGATTTTTTGATGAACAGGCCGCCGCCGGGCACCAGAAAGGACCCGGACGCCGAGTAGCCGCCGGCTGCCTGGGTGATCTGGGTCATAGGCTCCTGGTTCGTGCTGGTCATCAGGGTGCGGGCGGCCACATCCACGGCCACGCTCTTGGCCACCATGGCCAGCGCCGGGTCAGCGGCCACCAGTGCGGGCAGGTCTTTGCCTGCCTTGCGGGCTTCCACGTCCAGGCTGGCCGAGATGATATCCAGCAAGGAGAACGCCCTTGCCTGCTCGGCAGCGGTCATGGGACGCCACAGAGCGGTCATGTCCTCCACGGTGGCGTAGCTCATTCAGCAGCCTCCGGTTTCTCCTTGGCGGCAGCCTTGGGTTTGGCCGCTTTTTCTGCCTTGACGGGCTCCCAGTCCCCGCCGGAAACGCGGCAGGGCGTCTCGATCACAGCGCCGGTGCGCTTGTTGCGGTACAGCATGGCGTGTCCTCCTTAGGCGTTGGCCTTGATGTGGGCGAATGCGGACGGATCCAGGATGCCCCAGCCGATGTAGGCCTCGCCGCGCAGGTATACCTGGTTGTGGCCCTTCAGGTCACCCAGATCCGCATCGTTGTCGGGATTGCCGTACTGGATCACCTCAATGGGCATCTCCTTGGCGTAGCCCCACTTGAAGCAGTTGGTGAAGTCGCCCACCAGCGCACGGTCCAGGCTGGAACCGGCGGACAGGTTGGAGGTGGATTCCACCCGCAGGCCGTTCACCTCGCCGGGGTTTGCGCCCCAGGCCAGCTGCGGGTACAGCTTGGCACCGTCGGTGGTGGTCTGGGCCGCCAGAGCGCTCTTGAAGCTGGGGGCCAGCACCATGCCGGTAACGTCCCGCTCCGCGCCCTGCACCAGGGCGATGGCGGCCTCCACGTTGGTGTCGGGCTTGTCGGAGGCGGCAATGGTCACGGCCTGGGTGACCTTGCTGTCAAAGTGGTTGGTGCCGATGACGCCGGACGCAGAGCCGGTGCGGGGGTTGATGCCGTGGAAGGCCATGAGGTCCAGACCCTTGGCCACCTTCTTGGCAAAGCCGTCCGCAAAGGCGCTCAGAACGTCCATCTGGGCGTCCTCGGAAGCGTACAGGAACTCGTCGGACACGCGTGCACCATACTCGATCTTGATGGGCACGATGGTGATGGGCTCCACGGTCATGCCGCCCTTGCCCTTGGCACCGTTTTCTGCCACGATGTCCACTTCCTTGTCCAGCGTGAAGGTGAATTCCTTCTGGCCGTTGAAGGCGATGGGCGTTGCGCCGCAGAGCTTGGCCAGCGCGGACGCGCCGGTAGTTTTCTGGATAAAGCCGGGGATCAGCTCCTCCGGGAACAGGGAGCCTTTGCTCAGAATATCTGCCATGATGTGTTCTCCTTTACTCGTTGTTCATCAGCTGGTTTGCGAAACTGCGCCAGGCGGCCTTTTTGCCGCTGCCGCTGGGGTCGGGGTCGCCGCGCAGGGGTGCGGGCGGGGTCTTGGGCTTGATCAGCTGCAGCAGGTTCTGGGCGTCCTTGCGGATGTCCTCCTCCTTAGAGCCGGTCAGGCGGCCCGCCAGGTCGAACGGCAGGCCCACCTCATGGGCAACGCGGGTCTTGAGCGCGTCCGTCTCGTAGGTCTGGCAGCGGGTGTTCAGCTCCGCCACCTGCCCGGCGAGGGCCTCGTTCTGGGCCTTGAGGTCGTTGTAGTCGGCGTAAGGGGCCAGCCTGTCAGCGACAGCGGCCTCAAACGCCTCCTGCGTGGTAATGGGTTCAAATGCTTCTGCCATGGAATACCCTCCTTTATGGCAACAAAAAAACAGGCCCGGGTGGCCTGTTAATAGCGGATGCGCTGCCGGCGCTTGCCCTTGCCCTCGGCGCACTGCCAGTGGGCCAGGATCACGCTGTCCAGCAGCTCGATGTGGCCGCCCTCGGTCAGAGAGCGGTAACCGAAGCCGCCGTTGGAGCCGATGGCCCGCTTTTCGCAGTTGGAAGCAGCCTGCGCAAGGCCGGGCTGGCCGGCATGGCACAGGGCTTGCGCAAAAAGGGCCTGCTCGAAGGCGGCGTTGGCGGTGATGACCTGCTTGACCGTGGGCAGCACGGGGGACCTGAGGTGGGCGGCCTTCATGGCGTCGGCCAGAAGCTGCTGCCCGCTGGCCCCGTCCACCGCCACGGCGGCTAGGTCGGCTTTGGATAGAAAATCAAGAAGCCACCCGCTGCCGTCCCGGGTAGGATGGCAGCCGATGGCTTCCACGAAGATAGCGTTGTCTTTGGTGCGGCACGCAACGGCCAGCGCACAGCTGGTGCCGTCGGTGCTGAACTTGATGCCGGCATACAGCTTGCCGGTGAGCTTGGGCAGGGTGTCGGTTTTCAGTTCGTCCCACTCTGCCCGGCTGATGGCCGATTTGAGGTTGTACCGAAGCCACAGCCCCAGACGCTGGATGTTGAAGTCGATGGGGTCATCGCCGATCTCATCCGCCACACTGCGCTCGGTGAAGATGGTGCCGAGGCTGGGGTTCGTCTGATACCAGGCCTCCACGTCGTGGGGGTCGGTCTGCTGCTCCACGCTCCACTCGGCCCAGCCGGTGTTCTGCGTGTCGCCCCGCAGGGCGGCGTTGCGCATTTTGAGGAACACCGTGCCGGAGGACACCGGCGTGGGCGGGGTGCCGCAGAACAGGGTCTGCGGGTTCTCGCTGTCAGTGACCACATACTTCAGGGCACTGGCCTGATCGTCGGTGTACTCCTGGGCCTCGTCGATGACCAGCAGGTCAAAGCCCTCGCCCAGGCCGCCCTTGGAGGAGCGGGTGCGGAACTCGATGCGGCCCTCGCCCTCTTCCAGCTGGATGTGCTCCCGGCCCACGGCCTGAATGGATTTATAGGGGATCTTGGCCTTGTCCAGCAGGTGGCACAACCGCTCCCAGGCGGCCCGGGAGGTGGTGGTGCGGTGGGCGGTGTGCAGGATGCTCTCGCCCTGCTGCAGGCCGTACAGCTCCCGGATGGCGGCGATCTCGTTCTTGCCGTTGCGGCGGGGCACGGCATAGCCGAACTTGGTATGCACCCACAGATCCTCCTCGTTGCGGGCAAGGATGTCATACAGCAGCAGCTCCTGCCACTGCTGGGCGATGCGCCCGGTGGAGTTGTACAGGTCGATGGCGTCCTGGCCGAAGGTTTTGGTGTAGGGCAACACCACGGCAGCGGTGGGCGTCTGACGCCCCAGCCTTGCCGGGGCTGTCTGTTTTCGCGTCCGCGGCATGGTGGGCTGGGTTCCTCCTTTGCATGAAAATGATGGCACCGTTTACTGGAATCGAACCAGTGACCTGTGGTTTTGGAGACCACGGCCCTGCCAACATGAGCTAAAACGGCATGAAAAAACCACTGTTGTGCCTTTTTGAGGGCATACAGTGGTTAAACTAGGATATTCCGTGGATGAAAGTTTACTTTTTGGCAGAGACCTTGCACTCTTCCGGGTACAATTTTTGGTATTCGGGATATAAAAAATGGCTGGTATTCAGGACGGCGTCCGGGCAATCGTGGCACTTTCCGAAACGAAGATCATCGGAGGGAGTTCCTAACTTTTTGCATTTGCCCGGTCCATCCCGGTGAATACAGACATTGCATTCCGGGATACAGACCGGCACGCTGTAAAGTGGAGCACGGAACCCCATGCTGATATCCTCTTCACGCAAAAATTTAGACATTTTGGAGCACCTCGATCTCTAAAAAATATCGGTCGTCTTTTCTACCAACATCCAGCACACGATACTGCATCCCACGGGCAAACAGGACTTCGTCCTGACTTTTGAATTTGGGAAGCGCTACAGGCTGAAGGAACTGGCAGCCCTTATATCCTGCCGGAACATGCAGCTGAATCAGCGTGTCACGGCCCGGAAGATGCAGATCCTGAAAACTGGTTGATATAAATATCGGAAATTCCGGTGTGAGATCCACAAGGTCTTGCAGATCCTGCAGGGTCGGATTTTTGGGAAGCCCGAACCCTAGAAAAGAAAGCGCTGTGTTCCGGTACAGGGTGACGCTCTGCGGCATCACGCCGGAAGCCAGCGCGTTATCCAATGCGGAAATGGTCTCCTGGATCTGCGGTGTGATTTTTCCGTTCCGGATGGCAAAGTTCACACGGGTCGCCGTAAAGCCGGTATACTGCCGGAGAGCCTCCTGTGCGGTTTCCGGCAGACTAAGCACCTGCTCGGACATTGCGGCCTTGATGGCCTTGATCTCAGGTGAATCGACCGGCGGCAGCCCAATCTGTTTTCGTGCTTCTATCTTAGCAGAATCGTCTCGGTTTGTCGATGGGTTTTGAATCTTTTGAATGCGTGCCTGCCGGGCGTCCTCATCCTCCGTCCACGTCTTGTTCCACACGTTCTGCCGCCTGCCCTCGCCGGGGTCATATTCCACCCGGCAGCGGCAGCGCTCGTGGCGGCGGTAAACGTCTTTGGGCACACGGGGGTAATCGTAAGTGCCGGCCAGCGCACTGCACCATTTGCAGCAGTGGCTCTCGGCGGTGCGGATGACACGGGGCCGCAGCCCGGCCTTGCCCTGAAAATCCACGTTGCGTTTCAGGGTGTCGTCCACCACCATGCGGGAGAAGGTACGCACCGGCTCGTCCAGTGCCCACGCCACATCCGCAAACTGCTCCGCCGTGGACACCTTGTTCAGCAGGTCGTCCACAGCGTCGGTGGGCAGCACGGCCCGCTGCGGGGCAATGCCGAGATTTGCCTGCTGGTTCAGTGCCTGCTGCACGGCAGCGGAAGCGTCCGCCACCAGCAGGTGCTCCTCTTCCAGCAGGGGGCGCACCACCCGGTCGGCAATGTTCCAGTACAGCCTGCCGTCCGGCAGGGCGTCGGCGGTCAGGTTGCGGCGGAAGGCCTCGGCCAGGGCGCTGCCCACAAGCTCGGCGTAATCCGCAGCGGCAGCGTAGGTGTCGGCGGCGGGCTTTGCGTCGCCCAGCAGCGCCCGGAAGTCGGCCCGGATGCGCTCCAGCAGCTCCGGGGCAATGTCCTTGTCGGCCATGGGTGCCTCCTCAGCTCTCGGAGCGGATGCCGGTCAGGTCCCGCAGGTTCTCCGCACCGAAATAACCGGGGATGGCCGTGTTGATCTTGCCCACGGCGTCCCCGATGCCGGACAGGGTGGCGGCGTCCGGCTCGAACACCGGCTCCCACACCGGGCGGGTGAGGTAGAGCTGCTGACGCTGGTAGGCGATGCCGTCCCGCATGCAGGCGGCCAGATACCCGGCGTTCAGGAAGCCGCTGCCAAAGGTGCGCTGTGCCTTGCGGGCCGCCAGGCGCAGGCTCTCGTGGCTGGACTTGATGGCCTCGGCGCTGGAGGGGTTGTCGGTGACGAAGCCCAGATCATCCAGCGTCAGGCCGGTCTCGCCTGCAAACAGGGCGGCAAATGTGCGCAGCTGCTCGGTGTAGGGGCTCATGCTCTGCTGGGTGAACTGGCCCACCACCGGCTTGTCGCCGTCCTCGTCCTTGGTGAATTCCAGAAAACTGGAGATGGTGGCCTTCCACTTGTCCATCTGCTCGGCGTCGTTGGAGGTGCCCAGCACATATTTCTGCGGGAAGGAATAGAACTCGGCGCTGATCTCGCTGCGCTTGAGGGTGCGCAGGGCACCCTGCTGCAGGCCCATGCAGGCACGGGAGATGCGGCTGTGGCCAAAGGGCCGCTTGGCATCCGGGCGGTATACGACGGGCACCAGCAGCGGGGCCGGTGCGAGGTTTGGCACCTGATACGGCTTTTGGCCGTTGGGGTAATACCAGGTGCTGTCCGCCGTGAAGTAGGCCTCCAGCAGGGGCTTGTCCGTCTCCGGGTCACGGGACAGCACGGCATATCCTTCCGTGAGCAGGCCGGTCACCTCGTCCAGGATGCCGGTGGCGTTGCCGCCGTCGATGACCTGCAGCCGGGGGTAGCCGCTGCCGTCCGGGCTGATGTACAGAAAGCAGCAGCTGGAAATGAGGGCCGACAGCACGGCACTGTCAAACAGGGTGTCTGCGTTGTTCATCTGGTAGATGGAGTTCAGGTCAAAGTTATCATCCCGGAACTCCCGCCAGACCAGCCGGTCGGCCAGAGCGTCCACAGCTTTCCCGCACCAGCCCAGCGTCTCGCTGAAAAAGCGGAACTCATCCGGGGTGACCTTGCCAAAGTCCTTTACGGCGTTCTTCATCTCGTAATACTTGTAGCGGGTCAGCACTCGGCTGCGCTTCTGGTTCAGGCGGCGGCGCAGATAGGCCATGCCTTTCAGGTCGGTCATGGGCGGTGGATTCTCCTTTCACGAGAAAATATTCACAGTACGGTCTGGGAAGGTCAGAGGGCCCCCTGGGAGGGGGATGCCCCCCCGTCCCTGCGTGCGTGTCCCGGCGGCGCTGCGGGCCGTCTCAGCGGCTGCGGTACGCCGTCCAGTCGGTGCTCAGCGGCAGGGCCATGGAGGCATCTGCATCCGGCTCCGTCTGCTGCTCCACAGGCGTAAACAGCTTGTCGCTCTTCTGCCGGTTGCACCAGAAATGCGCCAGCTGCAGGTTGGCGAGGTCGCTGGGGTGGCCGCCCTTGGCCACCGGAATGATGTGGTCGATGCACGGCGAAAGCGGATGCGGAAACTTGTAGCTGAAATCCACAGGCTTGCCGCAGATGCCGCACACGGTCTGGGTGGCGTAGATCTTTTTCTTGTTGCGTTCAAACGCCAGCCGGTGGGTGCCGTCCCGATCCGGGCGTGCAACAGTCTTTGCCATGGGCAGCTCCTTGGGGTGTGCTGCCTGCCGGTCTCCTCAAAGGGGAGGAGGCCTTTTGCAGGCAGGGGGTGTTTTGAAAGGCCGGGGTACAAAATGACCCCGGGGGTCTTTGCAGGCCCCGGGGGTATGAAAAAAGCCGCCCCTGCGGACGGCGGAAATATCAAAAAAGGCCCGGCTGGTACATTCAGGCTGTTGGTCGGTAAGGTGTTCCCCTGTCGCAGCCGGGCAGCACAAAGCCCGCAGGATTGAAGGGAGTAAACCTTTCCTGCGGGCTCTTGCGATGATACTATTTTATCATGAAATCAAAGACATGTCACTGACGTCGTACTGACGTTTTACTGACATCTGTCACAGTTCCAAAGCATCCACACCTTTACGGTGATGACGGTAAACCTGCCGTACACAGATGCTCATCTTCTGTGCAATCTGCTCCCAGTCCTGAAAGCGGAGATACTTCAGCCGCAGGACCTCGTAATCCTTCGGGTCGTCCACATCCTCCAGTCGGGCCATAAGTTCGGCGTGGAGATCATCACACAGCATGATCTGTGCATTCAAGGCTTTCTCGGCTCGTTCAATACGTTCTACAGTTCGTGCCAGACTCTGCCCATCACCGCTGCCGCCCGGCATTCCGGTCAGTTGCTGCGTGGTACAACCGGTGTCACGTTCTGCTTCATCTAAATCATCTCGCAGGTGCTTGGCCTTTACCATAGCGTCCCCGTACCGACTGAGCCAGCGTCTTTTCTCTTCGTAGGTCATGCCAGCTCCTCCACCCGGACGAACACCCCGCAGGGGTCCGACCAGAACTTCTCCACGATCTCGCTGCACACCTGCGCGTCGTCCGCCCAGAAGTGCAGGCGGGTCATCTCGTCCTTGAGGGCCTTTTCCAGGTTGTCGGTGTCGGGTTTGCTGGTGCGCCACTCGCCGCTGCGGCGCTTGCCCTCGGTAGGGAAGCACCACTTGACCAGCAGCCGCACCGGCTGGCCTGCCGGGATGGGCGCTTTGGGCGCATGGGGCGCGAGATACGCATGAAGCTTGGCGCGGGCGGCTTTCAGCTCCGGGCTGTCGTGGAGCACTGCGTGGGGCTGGCCGCCCTTCATGTAAGCGTGCAGCTGCTTTGCGTTGTGGGTGGTGGTGGGCGGCTGCATGGGGATAAAGAATTGCGTGTACATGGGGTTCACCTCGTTTTTCTTTTTTTTGATGCAGGCCAACGTGATGGGGAGGGTTCCCCGGATGGATGGGGGCTGTGCACGCCCCATCCTCCGGGATCCCCATCACACACGGACGGATTATGCTATTATATATAGGCATTTTCCGTCCCGGATCCGTAGGAAAATGCGGCATTTTCCGAAATCCGTAAAAAATGCGGATGCGGATTATCCGGGCATTTTACCGTTTTTGTACTTTCTGTAAAGCAAAATATTGCAATCTGTAATCATCCATCCGAACCGGGTTCTTTGCGGCCCACGTCGGTGCCGTCGATCCAGTAACCGCCGTCGGCTTTCAGGCGGCGGCGCACGGTGTCCGGTTTCAGGCCCATATACTCGGCCATGGCGTAGACAGTGACCTTGCCATCCATCGTGCAGGATTCGTAGGCGGTGGACAGCTCCACGGACTTGTTCTTGGCCAGCTTCTCCCGGCTGCCCCAGCGCTTTTCCGCGCCGCGTGCGGCAAAGCCCTTGACGTCTCCGTCCGGCTGCAGATCCTCCAGCAGACCGCTGTCCGGCTTGTGCACCGGGTAGTCAAACCAGAGGTTCACCGGGTCGAACCGGGCAAACTCGCGCAGGGTGCCCTCGATGCGCCAGGCGGTCATGCCGTCGGCTTTTTTCTCGGCGGCAGCCACCTCGGCGTCGATGGCCCGCAGGTCGGCAAGGCCAAGGTTCTCTTTGGCGATGGCCAGCATCCGGGTGCGGCTGAGGGCATCGTCCGGGCCGTAGGCATCGGCGTGGCCGCGCTTGTCCAGCATGGCCTTGATGACCCGGCAGGCGGCCTTATTGTGCAGCTGTTGGCGGATGGCATCGGTAGGCACCAGCTCGGTCATGTCCAGCATGGCGTCCGGGTCACGGGCGAACACGCCGGAACCGGACGCACGGTCCATGCTGCGCTTGCCGCCCTGGGCACCTTTGCTGTGGTGATGGCAGTAGATCACGGCGCAGTCCAGTGCGCGGCACACAAGGTCAAACTGGTTGCAGAACTTGGCCATCTGGTCGGCGCTGTTCTCGTCGCCGGTGATTACCTTATAAATGGGGTCCAGCACCACGGCCATGTAGCCCTTTTTCTGGGCCCGGCGGATGAGCTTGGGGGCCAGCTTGTCCATGGGCACGGACGCACCGCGCAGGTTCCAGATGTCGATGTTTGCAAGGTTCTCCGGCGCAAGGCCGAGGGCCGCATACACATCCTTGAAGCGGTGCAGGCAGGACGCCCGGTCCAGTTCCAGATTGATGTACAGAACCTTGCCCTGTGCACAGTTGAACTGCCCCAGCCACGGTTTGCCCTCGGCAATGGAGATGCACAGTTCGATGAGGGCAAAGCTCTTGCCGGCCTTGCTGGGGCCTGCCAGCAGCATCTTGTGGCCCTTGCGCAGCACCCCGAAGATGAGCGGGTCGGCCAGCGGCGGCAGGCTGGCCCAGTCGGCGGCAAGGTTCTCGGTGTCCGGCAGCTCGTCGGTCTCGGCTTCCAGCCAGTCCCGCCACTCGTCCCAGCAGCTTTTGCCGATGTTTGTTTCCAGCAGCACCTGCTTCTGGCTGCCGCGCGGGATGCCGGGCATCCGGCTCAGGCGGGAGGGATTGCGGTTCTGCTGGTCGATGGTCAGGCCGTTCTTCTGGCAGGCGGCGTAGAGATAATCCACCCGCTTGCGGTACTCGGTGTAGTCCGGGGCATCCACCTTGACGATGGCATGGACGCTCTTGCCGCCGGAGTAGACGAGGGCCGCGCAGGGCAGTTCCAGCTGCCGGATGATGGCCTGCTGCTTGCCCAGCTCCATGTTGTCGCATTCCACAAGGGCATAGCGATAGGCGGTGATGTTGGCGTCTTTGCGGCCGGTGCCGTCCACGGGGTTGAAGCAGATCCACGCGCCCACCTCCGGGTCGCAGTCGCCCACCACCTTGCCCAGGTCCCCGCCGCATTGGTCCAGCTCGGCGATGAGCTGCCCGGCGGTGCGGTCCCAGCAGCCCCTTGTGGGGCGGCGGCGGTCATCCGCCATGAAGCTCTCGGTGACGTAAGCCACATACTCGTCCGCCTCGAACAGGGCCCGCAGGTAGCGCTTCAGCTGGTCGGCGGGGTCCCACTGTTCCGGCAAGGCCAGCTCGTGGGCTTCCACCCAGCGCGGGTCCACCACGCGGCCCTCCGGCTGTGCGCCGGGGCCTGCGGCAATGTCGTCGTTCCAGTCCAGCGCATGGCCCGCCGGGCCGCTCCACCCGTGGGAGTAGGCCATCTGGAAGATGCTGCTCACCGTGACGGGGCTGCCCCCGCCGCCGTGGAAGCTCTCCCATTTTTTGACGCACTCGCCCTTGTGGTAGCGGCCGGCGTCCCGGGTGCTCCACTGCTCCCAGACGGTGACCGGCAGGCCGCCGTCCTTGAGGGCCATGCCCACCGCCACCCACTCGTCATAGGTCAGGGCGGACGGGCTGAGAAATTCCAGCGCTTCTTTGAGATCGTTTTCATGTTCCATGTGCGTTACCATCCAAAGTCCGTCGGCACGGCGGGCTGTGCGTCAGGCGTGAAGGTTTTGGGGTCCACGCCCTTGGGCACGCCGCGCCAGCCGCCGGCTGCAATGCGGTTGATCATGCGGCTGGCCGCGTCAAAGCTCCAGCTGCCCACATGCCGGAAGCCGTAGCGTTCCAGCAGGCGGATCTGCTTGGGCGTGGTCAGGCCCTCGGTCTGGCGCTTGTGCAGCCGGTCCAGCAGCAGGGCCGCCTTGCCCGCCGATTCCACCGCATCCGGCAGGATGCCCAGCTTTTCCAGCGCGGCGGTCTGTTGCTCGCTGGGCGGCCCGGCTTCCCACCCGAAAGCGGGCACATAGCCGGAGAGATCTTCGGCCTGGATGCTCATCTCGTACTGCAGCGGGTCCACCAGCTTTGCCTTTTTGCGGCGCTGCTCGGCCAATTGCTTTGCAAGGGCTTCTTCCCGCTGGGCCACCACGTCCTCGCCGGCCTGTGCGGCAGCTTCTTCAATGTCCTCCGGGCAGCCGGTCTCGGCCAGATGCTCGGTCATCTGGCGGGCCACAGTGCGGTCCTCACAGACCAGGTCTGCCGGGCGGCACAGCTCGTGCTTGTCGGTCATCCACAGGAAATCCAGCAACAGCAGGTCGGTCTTGCCCGGGGAAAGGCGGGTGCCGCGCCCCACCATCTGGCTGTACAGGCTGCGCACCTTGGTGGGCCGCAGCACCACCACGCAGTCCACGGAGGGGCAGTCCCAGCCCTCGGTGAGCAGCATGGAGTTGCACAGCACATTGTATTTGCCGGCGTCGAAGTCGGCCAGCACCTGCCTGCGGTCGTCGCTCTGGCCGTTGACCTCGGCAGCCCGGAAGCCGTAGGTGTTCAGCAGGTCCCGGAACTTCTGGCTGGTCTTGATCAGCGGCAGGAACACCACCGTTTTGCGGCTCTTGCAGCGCCGAGCCATTTCGGCGGCGATCTGCTCCAAATACGGATCAAGGGCTGTGCCCAGGTCGCCCACGGCGTAGTCGCCGCCGCTCATGGTCACGGACGAGATGTCCAGCTGGAGCGGGACGGTCTGGGCCATGATCTTGCACAGATAGCCCTCCTTGATGGCGTCGGTCAGCTTGTACTCAAAGGCCAGGCTGTCGAACACCTCGCCCAGATTGCGCATGTCGCCGCGGTCCGGCGTGGCGGTGACGCCAAGCACCTTGGCCCCGCTGAAGTAGTCCAGGATGCGGCGGTAACCGTCGGTGATGGCGTGGTGGGCCTCGTCGATGATGATGGTGCCGAAGTAGTCGTGCGGGAAGCGTTCCAGCCGGGCAGTGCGCTGCAGGGTCTGCACGCTGCCCACCACGACGTTGAACCAGCTGCCCAGACAGGTGGAACCCGCCTTTTCCACCGCGCTGCCAAGGCCGGTGGCACGGCGGAGCTTGTCGGCGGCCTGTTCCAGCAGTTCGCCCCGGTGGGCGAGGATCAGCACCCGGTCTCCGGCACGCACCTGATCGGCGGCCACCGACGCGAACACGATGGTCTTGCCGGTGCCGGTAGGCAGCACCAGCAGGGTGCGGGCATGGCCGTTCTCCCACTCGGTGTGGATGGCATCCCGTGCTGCCTGCTGGTAGGGGCGCAGGGCTTGCGTCTTTGCCATTTAAAACGCCCCCTGTGTCCAGCCGTGCGCAGGCGCGGCCGTGGGCTCCGGCGGCGGCAGGAAGCGGGTCACCTCGTTGCTCTGGCCGGTCTCGCCTGCGTGGGGGCCGCTCTGCTTGGTGTACTCCCGGACGCCCAGCTTGCAGATGCCCTTGGCACCTACCACCTCGTTCCAGCGAGGGCGGAAGGTTTCGCCCCGCTTGCACTGGCCGATGCTCTCAAAGAACGCGCCCAGCAGACCCTGGGTCTTGGTATGCAGGTACAGGCGGTGGGTCACGGTGGTGTCGCCCTTGGCCCCGCCATAAATGCGCAGGGTCAGTTTTGCCATGGAGCAGGGCGGCAGCTTGGCCCCGCCCTCATAGCGGGCACGCTCCATCTGGGTCACTTCAAAGGGGTACTCGCCCTCCGGCAGCAGCACGAATTCCTGCTGCTCGTTGGTAAACTCGTCATCCCAACCCAAAGCGAAACCTTCGTTGTTCATCTCGTTCATAATGCTTCTCCTTTATTTAATGTACGTTAAAACGGCAGGTCACGGCTGTCCAGAACCATCTGCAGCACCTGGGGCCATGCGGCGATCAGGCAGCCCTCCACAAAATCCATGGGGTAGTCCTTGATGGGCATATCCTCCGGGAAGTAGCCCCGCTCGCCCACTACATGCTGCAGCTCTTCCGGAGTCACGTTGTTGGCGCTCATGAGCGGGGCCAGCTTTTCCGGCACGCCCAGCGCGATCAGGTCCGGCGTGAGCAGGGCGGGCGGCACTTCCTCGTGAGGCGGCTGGGGCTGCGGTGTGGGGCTGGGCAGGATGTCGGCCTCTGGCTGGCTCGCCCTCTCAGTCACGGCCTGCGCCGTGCCAGCTCTCCCAGAGGGAGAGCCAGGAGCCGCCCTGTTCTCGGCGTTGCAACCGGGGATGCAGGCAACAATGCTGGCGTACTCAAAGGGCACTTCTTCCGGCAGGCCGAAGCGGTTCTTGGCGTCCCAGCAGGGGTGATGCGCTGTGTACATCACCCGGCGGCCACCGCTGGCCTTGTTTTTGGCGTTGGGACTGCTGCCGGCCTTTTCCACCACGGTCTTGTAGTTGGCAAACAGCAGCATGTCGCACCATTCCCGCAGCAGCGGAGCCACCTGCTTGGAGGTCTTCATGCTCCAGCGGTCATAGTTGCCCACGGCGTCCGGCTGCTCGAATTTGGTGATGGCCGCGTGGGCCAGCACCACCACGTTGTGCCCGGCGTTGAGCACCTCTTCCAGCGCGTCCAGCAGCTTTGCAAACTCCTCCTTGGCGTAGGTGTAGCCCTTGCCGTAGCCGAAATCTTCAATGCCGTTCACCTTGGCGCGGGCGCACACGGCCTGGATGCACAGCCGCTCGGCCCAGTCGGCGGTGTCCAGCACCAGCGTGCCGCAGGGCACATTGCCCTTGCGCACCTCGGCCACCTCGTCCAGCAGCATCGCCCAGCTGGTGGGCTGGGGCAGGCGGGCCACATTCAGCCGCTTTGTGCCGCCCTCGGTGTCGATGAACACCGGATCCGGAAAATGGGAGGCAAAGGTGGATTTACCAATGCCCTCCGGCCCGTAGAGCACGGTTTTGACCGGCGCGGTCTGCACGCCGGTGGTCACGGAATACTTGCTCATTTAAAACGCTCCTTTCGTCCAGCTCCTGGGCTGGGGCTTTTCGGTGACAGGCGGCTCGGCATCCTTGACCATGCCGTCCTCAATGATGATCTGGCACTCACTGCCGGTGGAAACGCGGGTAGCAATGGCCTGCAGGCCCTCGGCTTCCAGCCAGGCGGAAAACTCCTGCAGGGTGGTCATGTCCATCTGCTCCAGCTTGTCCAGCAGAACAAAGCCGCAGTCCGGGTTCAGCCGGCGCACGATGGCGGCGGCCACCCGCAGCTGGTCACTGCCGGACATATCCCGCCAGCGCTTGCCGTTGTAAGTAAGGACGCCGTCCTCCACGCTGAGGCCCGGCAAGGGCAGGTCGGCCCCGTTCAGCAGGGCCATGCGCTCGGCGCGCTTGTCCTCGATCTGGCCGGTCAGCTTGTCGTAGTCGCTGGCGTACTGGGCGGCCTCGTCCTCGGCGCGGGCCTTTTCGAGGTTGGCACGCACCTTGCGGTTGGTCTCCTCGATGTCCCGGATGGACGCTTCCAGTTCGGCGGTGGATTCGTCCTGCAGATCTGCGGCAGAGGTCTGGGCGATTTTTACGTCGGCCTGCATCGTGGTCAGCCGCTGCTTTTCCGTGCTCAACTGAAATTCAAGGTCTGCAACCACTTTTTTCTGCCGTTCAAGCAGATCTGTGAGCTGAGCGAATTGATTGCGCTTGCGCTGGTTCTCGCCGTTGCGGGCAAGGATGTCCTGCTGCTGACGGATGAGGTCGGACGCGCTGACCGGTTCGTCCGGGGCTTCCGGGTAGGAGATCAGTTCTTCGGCAAAGTGCTTTTTCTGGGCGGCCAGCTGGCCGGTGAAGGTGCGCTTGTCGTACAGGCCCTTGATCTCCAGATCTTTGACCTGCAGCTCGGACCCCACGCCGATGATGCGCAGCAGGATGTCGGCTTTTTCCTTGTCGGTGGATTCCATGAAGCGGGGCAGATCGAGGGCCAGCGGCTCCACGAACGCATTGAGCAGCTGCTGGCCGCTGCGCCGCCCGGTAGGGTCGGTGACGGTCAGGCTGGCGTTCTTGCCCTTGCGCTCTACGATCACGCCATTGGACAGGGTAACTTTGAGGTGCGCCGGGGCGACCGCGCCGTCCCGCTGGGCGGCATCCGGGCGGAAACGCTCCCCGCCCAGCGCCCACGCCAGCGCGTCCAGCACGCTGGTCTTGCCCTGATTGTTGTTGCCGCCCACGAGGGTGAGCCCGGTGGGCGACGGCGTAAAGGCCACCGCCTTGATGCGCTTGACGTTTTCGGCTTCCAGAGCCGTGATCTTTACAGACATTGTGATACCTCCCCTTGAATTTGTCCCAGTGTACGGATGAGCTGATTGGCGACGGCTTCCCGCTGCTCCTGCGGCAGCTTGCGGAGGGACGGAATCACCATTTTGCCGATGTTCTGGAAAGAACGGTCGGCCAAAAGTACGTTGTCATAGGAGCTGTGGGCATCCTGTTCGCTGCCGGAAGCGGTCTGTTCCAGCTGTGCCCGCAGGTCGGCGGTCATCTCGGCGGCCATTTCCCTGGCCTGACGCTCCACCTCTTCCTTGTCCACCACCGCAGTGATGGGCTGCTTCTTGAGTGCATCATTCTCGGCCTTGAGCTTGTCGCCCCGCAGCTTTGCCGCCTGGGCCACCTGCCGGGCCCCGGCCAGCTGATTCTCAGCATCCTTGGCACGGGCTTCGGCCTCTGCACGGGCCTGCTTTGCCGCCTCACACTCCCGCAGCAGCTGCCCCTTTTCTTCGTGCAGGGCGTCGTTCTGGCTGACCTCGTAGTCAAGATTTTCTTGTGCCGCCTTTGCTTCGTCCTGTGCCTTGCTCACCATGCTCCATGCTTCTTCCTCCCGGGCTTCGGCGGCGGTGGCACGGTCCTTCAGGCCGGAGATGTCGGCGTGAGCGGCCTCCAGCTGGGCGTCTTTGCTCTTGATCTGGGCCAGAAGGTCCTGGACACGCTGGCTGTCCCCGGCGGCGGCCACCACCTGGTCCGCACAGCCGGACCGGGCAATCAGATTCAGATCTTTGCGGGTCAGCTCCGGCAGGCATTTTAATTCGTCAACAGTTGACGATTTAAAAGCGTCGCCGTTCTGCACCATCTTTGTGGCGCTGCCATGGCTCAAACCCTTGCTCTCGTACCACTTTGTCCATGTACCGCCGCCATAGCGGCCAGCCTTGGCCGTCAGGGCGTGCACCCGGGCCAGATAGATGCAGGAGATGAGATACTCGTCCTGTGCGGTGCCATAGTGCAAATCGAACTGCTGGTCAGCCTCTGCAGCCTGCCCGGACAGGTCGCCCAGGGCGGAGAAATCAAAGGTGGGGGCGGCAAGAGAGTTCATCGGGAAGGAGGTTGGGGTTTTGTCTTGCGGGGCTGAATGGGCAGGTTTCGTCATCAAGGTCGTTCCAGTCGTCAAAGGCGCACCACCAGTCGCAGAAGAAGCATCCGCATTCTGGGCAGGTGCACATGAGAGAATCTCCTTTGCTTTTTTGATGTCGGCAAGAATCTTTTCCATTTCCTGCTGCGGGGTCATGTCCTTGCGGCTGCCGTCCGGGTTGAAGAAATGTTCAAACAATGCCGCTTTAGCAGCAATGCCCTTTTTGTTTTGAGCACAGTACAGCGCGTATTGGTAGCGACCATTGTGGCAGTATTCTGTGGCGCAAATTTTGTCTCGAGAAAAGTGCCCGGTCAGCTCGCCCAGTGTGAAAGTCTCCTTGACCCATGCACTGATCTGCTCCAGAAAGCCGAAGTCCAGGCTGACCACAGAGCAGGTGCATTTGTCCTTGGTGGAACCGATGAACTGGGAAGCATAGGAGAGCGTTTTGCTCATGCGGCATTCATAACCCTTGGTCTTTTGCTCTAAGTTCTTGGCCTCCTCGTTCCACTCGTAGTTACCCCACGACAGGACGTAAGGGCAGCCATAGCATTCATGGCCCGGGCCGTACCCTTCCAAGCGGTTGCCGGTGTTGTCGGCATTGGTGGACTTTTTCACCCGCCGCCCACACTTGCAGATGTAGGTGCTCATACCCGCACCTCCGTGCCCTTCAGGCGGTCCAGCATCTCGGCCTGCAGGCCCTTGCTCAGCGGCTGCAGGGTGTTGTTCCGCCAGCCATAGCACAGGATGGGCCCGTAAAGGTGTTGGCCGCGATAGATGCGGTTCAAGTCTCTACCCATGATGCCGTACACCAGCACCGCCGGGGTGCGAGGCAGCACCTCCTGCATGCAGTCGCAGCCCAGCATGGCCTCGATGCCCTGCAGTGTGTCCGGCAGGGCGGTGACCACCGGGGCCTTGCCCGGCTCGATCAGGATTCCTTTCATTGTAAAACCTCCGATTTTGTGATATTATCGGGGTGATGTGATTGGCGAATCCATCATCCCTTGCAGCTCGTCGGTGTTCCAGCACCGGCGGGCTTTTTGTTTTTTGTACTTGCGGCGTTGCGGTAGGCTGTCCACCTCACTGCGGGGGATGTACTCCCGCTGGATGGTGTACTTGACGTGCTGGCGGCCATCGCACAGCCAGTGGCTCACCGCGCTGGCAAAGCTGCCGGAGCTGGAATACCCCAGCCGTCGGGCGCACATTGCCGCCGTGCCGGATGCTACCAGATTTCCGGTCTTGGCATCCCAGACGGTGTACCACATGACGTTGTGGATGTAATCGCTCATGCTCCGCGATCCTGATTCTCCGGGTACTCCGGGTTCCGGGCGTGGTTGCGGGTGATCTTGCCGCAGCCGTGGCGGCCCTTGGCTTCCCGCGCCTCGCGGTCCTGTGCCAGGAAGCCCAGCTTCATGAACAGCGCTGCAAGCAGTACCAAAATCACCGCCGTGGTGAAGGCGTTGCCGTTGAGGGTTCCGCCCGTCTGTGCGGTGCCCTCGGCACCCATGCCAAGCACCAGACCCACGCTGCCGCAGGCGACGGCCAGCCAGTGCCATACTCTTGACTTAATCTTCATCGTCGTCCTCCTCTTTCAGCCCGCGGATCGTGTTGTAGAGCAGTCCAGACACCCAGCCCATCTGCCGCTCAAAATCGTCCGGGAAATAGCTCTTCAGAATCTGGGCGATTGCGCACACCAGAAGATGCAGCACGTCGCTGGGACCACCTTCGATCTTGATGGTCGAGTCCTCACTGTCGATGTAAAGTTTTGCCTTCATGTTCATGCTCCTTTCTCAACCTTCGGGAAGAAATACTCTCCGATCTGCTCCTGCGGGATGTGAAGCGCGCGGCAGATGCCGTCAATCTCTTCCCAGTTCCATGTGCCGCAGCTCTCCGGCGCGGCAAAGCGCTTGCGCAGCGTGCGGGGCACGATGCCCGCCTTTGCGGCCAGCTCATCCGTGGTGATGTCCTGATCCTCGGCCAGCCGCCGGAGCTTCAGAAACTGTTTCTTTGCCATGGGTCAGTCCTCCTTTTCCTGACGGCCTTCAATGATGGCGGAGAGTGCAGCGTTGAATTCGCGCTCTGCCTTCTTGGGCTCGTAGTGACCGTTCAGCACTTGGGAAATGTATTTCGGATTCTTTCCCAGCTGTGCGGCCAGCTCTTTGCCGGTGACACCGGCGTTGTGCATTTTTCCAACAAGCTCACCTGTCCATTGTGCAGGCATACAATTCTAACCTCCTTCAGCTTAAAAACTTGACTTTGGTTAGAATTTGCGGTAAGATGATGGTGCTAACAATTATCCAGCGCAAATTCTAGCCTGAGCCATTCAGTTGATTCCGGGCTTGTTTGCTAACCGGATTCAACTGTGACACTATGATATCTGAATTTGGTTAGAAAGTCAATGGAATTTTCTGAATTTGGTTAGATTTGGCGCTCTGCACAAAAAGGGGCGTTGAAAATTGTGTTTTATGACGTATACAGTGAACTGTGCCAAGAAAAGGGCGTGAGCTGCAGCCGTGCCGCAAAAGAAATTGGTCTGAGCAACTCGACCGTCACGAAATGGAAGAATACAGGGGCTGTTCCTTCTGGCGATACTCTCGCGAAGGTTGCGGCCTACTTCGGAGTGTCGGTGAATGACCTGATCGGCGAACAAAAAAGCCCCGCCGGGCGTGCCGGTGGGGTTTCGGAGGATGATATTAAGTTTGCTCTCTTTGGCGGCGGCCCCGTGACGGATGCCCAGTATGAAGAGGTCAAGCAGTTTGTCCGGTTCATAAAGGAGCGGGATGCAAATGGGAACAAGGGCTGACTTTTATAAAGTTGCGGCCGAAAATCATGTGGAAGTCCTGCGCTACCCAATGCCGATCATTGGCAGCATGTCAACGGAAGTCAATGGGGCGTGTTATATCGGGCTGGACAATTCCAAGCCCTGTACTTATGCAGAAGAGCAGGCACGCATCGGGCATGAGCTCGGCCATTGCCTGTATGGCGGATTTTATTCTATGGCCACTCCGTTTGATATTGTGGAGCGGCATGAGGTGCGGGCAGATCACTGGTATATCCGGCACGCGATTCCAAAGCAGGTCTTGTTCGACCTGCTGAAGCAGGGCCGTGATGCCGATGAGATTGCGGAGCTCCTGGACACCACGGAGGAATATGTCCGGCGTGCTTACTACTATTACAAGGAAAATGAAGACTTAACCGAGGAGGAAATGTATGGGTAAAAAACTTTCTCCCTATGGCCGCAAAGAATGGCACCGGAAGCATTCTGGCAATAAAACAGTACACAAGAGCATTGATGCCGTTTTCCGTGGAGCAGGAGCGATTGGAGGAGCTGCGTCAAAGATGCCCTCCGGAAAGACTGGCCTGAATGTTCCGATAAAGTTTGTTTTTATCAGTCTTGCGGTTGGATGTCTTGGGTTCTTTATCGCATCAGCATCTTGTGGACTTGGGATGTCTTTCGTTTGCGGCGTTGTCGTCTTTTGGGTTGCACTCTCGATTTTCAGCATGATCCACGGAACTGCAAAGGGCATCAAAGACGGGTATCTGCAAGGCGATGCCGAAGATTCTGATGATGCAAAGCAAATTTATACACCCAACCCTGAATGGATGGGTGAGATGGATCTGGTTGATTCTCGGAAAAACGCAAAGATTCTGGCTCCGCAGTTCCTAAAACAGGCGCGAGAGAGTGCAAGAATCCTTGAAACAACAACAGACCCGGCCACGTTCTTTATGAGATACGACTTTTGCGTTGGGCGACTGCTGGAACTGGAAAAATGCAAAAGGTATGGTGCACCAGTGAGCGCAACTGCTGATTTGAAGAAATATCAGAATCCTGCATTCCGGGATGCGGCGGTGAATGAGATCATCCACCGCACTGCGGAGAAGTACAGCGTTAAAATCAGGAGCCTGAAAACTGCAAAGGCAAAGAAAGGCTGGGCGGAAAAATATCATCAGGCATTTGTGCCGTACCTGCAATACATGAGCGATACTCAAAAAACAGAACTCGGCGAGGCGAGCGCAGAGCTTTTTGCCCTTGCCGAAAGTAATTCCTTAGAAGATGTATAAACAAAAACGCCCCACCGGCGGCAACCGGTAGGGCGTCAAAGAGTGGCTTGCTCACGAGGAACAATACCAGCCTAAGCAACTGTTATTGTACCACCTCCGGGCAGGCTTGTCAAAGTGTACCCATGGAGGTGTATTTTTATGGGATTGCGAACGAATACAGCGGTCTGGCTGCCGAACCAGAACCGCTGGCAGATCAAGGTGCAGAAGGACGGTGTGCGCCGCACCTTTACCAGCACTAAGCCCGGCCGGACAGGCCAGCGCGAAGCGAACCGCAAGGCGGACGTCTGGCTGGACGAGGGCATCAGCAGCACCACAAAACGCTGCGCAGACGTGTGGGCCGAGTACATGATTTCGGTCAAAGCCACGGGTGGCACCAGCAACATCGAGCAGGTGGAGAAGTTCGGGCGCAACTACATCCTGCCGGTGATCGGTGCGCGGCGCATCGGCGACCTGACCACCGGCATGCTGCAGGACGTGCTGAACCGCTCCTATAAGGAAGGCTGTCTGAATCCGGACAGCAAGCGCAAGAGCCGGGGCAACCTGTCCCGCAAAACGCTGCAGGGCATCCGTGGCGTGGAGGTGGCCTTTGTCAAGTGGGCGCGCCAGCATAAATACACCTCCCTGCGCCCGGAGGACGAGGATCTGACCGTGCCGAAGGGTGCCCGCCTGAAGGGCCGGAAAATCCTGCAGCCGGACAGTCTGCGGGTGCTCTTATCCACAGACACCCGTGTGGTGCGTGGAAAAGTGGAGCAGGACGAGAACGTGCACGCCTACCGCATCGCGGTCATGACCGGCTTGCGCCCTGGTGAGCTGCTGGGCCTGCGTGTGGGCGATCTGGATGGTGACCGGGTGCACATCGGGCGGGCCATCAACCGCCAGAACGAAGAGACCAGCGGCAAGAACGAGAACGCCATCCGAACGGTGGTGCTGCACCCTCTAGCTGTGGCCGAAATCCGCGCCCAGCTGCAGCAGCGCACGCAGGAAGAGGAGCGCCCCTTGCGGGACGATGACCCGCTTTTTCTGCTGTCCAACCAGCAGAGCCTGTACAATTACTGGAGGGTCTACCAGCGCTGCAACGGCATCGACCCGCCGGTCAGCCTGTACGAGCTGCGGCACACCTTTGTGAGCATGATCGAGGACGCCGTGCCGCCCGCACAGCTGCGCCGCATCGTGGGCCACAGCAAGAGCATGGACACCTACGGCTGGTACTCCCACGCCGTCACCGGCCGCGATGACGCCACCGCGCAGGCCGTCTCCGGCGTGCTGTCCGAGTACGCGCCGGGCCCCGAAAAATAACCCACTTTGCAACCCACTTTTAACGTTCGAGCTATTCCGGCGATGCACCGCGCGTTCCGTGCCGTGCCCGAAAAGTGGCTTGAATGCTGCATTTTTTGACACGGCAGGAATGGACAGACCGAAAGAATAGTGGTTCGAATCCACCCGCGCCCACCAAGAACTCCAGCGTTGTTATGACGTTGGAGTTTCTGTTTTATCTGGAGTTTATAACGCACTACAAGGGTGGATGAGAACAGCATCGACCCGCCGAACAGTCCGGCGGGGAAAAAAGCCCCTGCGGGGCTTTTTTAGATGCGCGGCTTGCGACATCCACCCGCGCCCACCAAGAAATAGCACCTAGAAACGTAAGTTTCCGGGTGCTTTTCGTTTGCTCGAACCCACTTT